TGTACGATCCATTCAACGATGTGTATCGTTACATCCCACTAAACGGCGATATTGCAGGTTTGTGTGCTCGTTCAGATATCACAAACGATCCTTGGTGGTCGCCAGCAGGCTTCAACCGTGGTCAAGTTCGTAACACCATCAAGTTGGCTTTCAATCCAACCAAGACAGAGAGAGATTCAATTTACTCAAACGGTGTAAACCCTGTAGTGACTTTCTCTGGCGAAGGAACAGTTCTTTTTGGTGATAAGACTGCACAAACTCGTCCATCTGCTTTTGATCGTATCAATGTTCGTCGCCTCTTCATTGTTCTAGAAAAGGCAATCGCAACTGCTGCCAAGTATAGCCTGTTTGAATTTAACGATGCGTTTACTCGCTCACAATTCAGATCGTTGGTTGAGCCATTCCTTCGTGATGTTCAGGCTCGTCGTGGTATCACCGATTTTAAGGTTGTTTGTGACGAGAAGAACAATACATCACAAGTTGTTGACAGCAATCAGTTTGTTGCCGACATCTATGTGAAGCCAAATCGCAGCATTAATTTCATCCAACTCAACTTTGTTGCTACCAAGTCGGGCGTTTCGTTCGAGGAAGTAGGAGCCTAAATAAAAAGGAAACAGGAGAACAGTTAAATGGCATACAGTCAATTTAGCATAGACGCATTTAGAGCAAACCTAATCAATGGTGGTGCAAGAGATAACCTTTACCTAGTATCGGGTGTATTTCCTGGTAATGCAACAGGTATCATCAATGCTGCCGCCAGCGTTGCTGGTGCTCTCTTTGGTGGAGCCGTAGCAGGAGCAATTACAAATACTGCTGCTGCTGTGGGTCTAAGCAATCCAGGTGCTCAAGTTTCCTTCTTGTGCCGTTCAGCAGGCATTCCTGCTGCAACTTTAGGGCAAGTAGAAGTAAACTATATGGGCAGAAAGTTAAAGTACGGTGGAGACCGTGAATTTGCTGACTGGAACATAAAGTGCTATAACGATGGTGGATATCAGTTGCGTAAAGCATTTGAATCATGGTCAAACATCATCAACTCATATCAGGGCAATGTTGGCCCAAACAATATGAATTCTTACCTTTGTGACTGGTATGTACAGCCACTATCTCGTGAAGGCAATCCAATTTGCACTTACAAGATGGTTGGAGTATGGCCAAAGGATGTTCAAGGTTACGAATTGAACTTTGATTCCAAGACCAACATTTCTGAATTTGGTGTGGTGATGTCGTATCAGTACCATGAACTTCAGGGCGTAACAACCTGATTCAAAATTTAATGGAGTCTTTATAATATGGAACTCTTCGGCTTAAAAATTGAGAGGTCGAAGAAGCAGCAAAGCGACTTCAAGGCACTAAAATCGTTCGTAGTCCCAACTACGGACGACGGTGCAATTCCAGTCGAAGCAGGCGGCTTCTACGGTCAGTATGTAGATCTTGACGGTTCAGTTCGTAATGATTACGAATTAGTAGCAAAATACCGTGAAATGTCAATGGATCCTATTTGTGAAACAGCAATTGATGATGTTGTTAATGAATCAATTGTATGCGAAGGTAAGCGTTCTCCTGTAAAAATTTTCTTCACCAGCGATTTAAAAGTCGGTGAGCCTATTAAAGATAAAATACAGGAAGAATTTAAAAACATTCTTCGTGTCATGCAGTTTGAAACCAAGGGTTACGAAGTATTTCGTCGTTGGTATGTGGACGGTAAGATTTACTTTCATATCATTACCGACGAAAAGAAGACGGAGAAGGGCATTCTTGAACTTCGTTTCGTTGATCCACTAAACATCCAAAAGATTCGTGAGTTTGAAAAAGAAACTCGCAAAGACGGCACGAAAATCATTACAGGTTATCGTGATTTCTATATCTACAACAAAGATAATCCTCGTGCAGGTGGTAATGCAGCAGGTATCAAAATTAACGATGATGCTATTGCATTCTGTTCGTCAGGTTTGTTTGACAGTCGCTATCGCAGAACTGTGGGATTCATGCACAAGGCTATTAAGCCACTAAATCAACTTCGCATGATGGAAGACGCTGTAGTAATTTACCGACTATCTCGTGCTCCTGAGCGTCGCATCTTTTACATAGATGTCGGTTCATTGCCCAAGACTAAAGCCGAGCAGTATGTGAAAGACATCATGGGCAAGTATCGTAACAAACTTGTGTACGATGCTAACACTGGTGAAATCCGAGACGACAAGAAGTTTATGAGTATGTTGGAAGACTACTGGCTGCCTCGTCGTGAAGGTTCTAAGGGAACTGAAATTAGTACTCTAAGCGGAGCACAGAATCTTGGTGAAATGACCGATGTGGTGTACTTCCAAAAGAAACTATACAAGGCTTTAAATGTGCCTGTATCTCGTCTAGAACAAGACAAGGGGTTCCAATTGGGGCGAGCGGCTGAAATTAGCCGTGACGAATTGAAGTTTAATAAATTTGTCATTCGTTTGCGTAACAAGTTCAGCGAACTGTTCTATGATCTGCTACGCAAGCAGTTGTTGATGAAGGGAATTATTAAACAAGACGATTGGGCTAGCATTAAAGAATGCCTGTTTTTTGATTACCTCAAGGATAGCCATTTCGTAGAACTTAAAAATCAAGAGTTGCGAAAGGGTATGTACGAAGAGTTGAATCAAGTTGAAAAATACATAGGTAAGTACTATTCACATTATTGGATTCGTACTCAAGTGTTGGCTATGAGTGAGGCACAAATTAAGGAAATGGATTCGCAAATCAGCAAAGAACGCAATGCTGGCTTGTATGCACCTGACAATTCGGTATTCGGTCTACAGTAACGGAGAATTTAAATGGAAAATTTGCAAAAAGCAATTGAGGCTACAAAAGAAAAGAATGCGATTGACTTTAAACAAGTCATATCTGCTGAACTGGCAGATAGACTTTACAAATCAATCAACACCAAGAAAGAGTCTATCTCTGGTAGTATGACCAAGAAAGATGAAACTCCTGCTGATGAAGATGCTGCTCCTGCGGTATCTGAGGCTAATGTACTGGCTCCATCTGCGCCTGTGTCGGGCGGTAAGGTTGGAATTCCCGGTTCAGAAAGGTCAAATTCAGGTGCGGGAGAAATTCCTGACCCTTTAGAAGGAGAACTGAAGGACGAGATAGAAAACGCCTTCGGTTTAAAGGACAACGCTGATAAGGTGGTTGCCAAGGACGACGACATCTCCTTGGATCCAAACTTTGAAAAAGAATTCTATATGAAAGAGATGGACTACAACGGTCACAAAGTGACCTTGAAGCAAATTGGATTGGGTTTATCTAAGCCTGTGCGTGTTTATGTTGACAACAAGCGTTGGGAATTCTTTCCAGGACCAGAAGCCGCTCTAAAGGCTTCCAAATCTTACATTGATGGTATGGACAAACAAGAAAGTATGATTCCTTCAGCACCTGTAACTGAAGCAAAGGTTGAACTAGACGGCAGAAGTCGTTTATACAAGTCAACTGTCGCTCGTTTAGAACAAGCCCGTGTGCGCCGCGAAACTCACAACAGTAAGATTAAAGAGTTGGAAGAAACTTCAACCATGACAAATCAAGAAATTTTAGATGCCGTTAATATGAAGGACGGTAAGTTTGTCATGGGCGAAGAAGAATTAACCGACAAGCAAAGTAAATATAGAAAATTCTTTTCTGCTGCTTTAAAGAAGCATGGTGCATCGTCACCAACAGAACTAACAGGAGAAAAGAGAAAACAATTTTTCAACTATGTTAAAGCAAATTGGAAGGGATAATGTCTAGCACACCATCACAACTAAAAAACGAATTATCACACAAGATTGTAGATTGTGTTAGAGAATGCGTTTCCACAAACAAGGGAAAAACTCTTGAGTTAATGGATGGTTCAATTGTTCGTCTTACTCCTATGCAAGCAGGAAAATTTATCTCAATTCACGACGAGTTGAGTGAATCTAATCAGGCTTCTTTTCGTTTAATGCTAGTTGAAACAAAAAAATCATTTGAAGGTGTCAATGCCTTCTGTAAGGAGAGAAAGTAATGGCTGCTAGATTAGACTATCTTGTAAAGAGTAGAAATCGTTGTGTGGTGGCGTATTCATCGGATGGTGCTGGAGGCAATATTACATTTGATGTTGGCCCATCAGCCTTTGGATCATTATTTACACCAGTAGGAAATGAAAGTTATCCTGTTGCAACAACCGGTTTAACTTTTACTTCTGCTGCAATCGCAAGAGTGGTAGGTTCTGCCGGTGGTGCTGCTGGATCTATTGAAATTGCTTTCCAAGGATCAACAAACTATCAAGCATTTCAGTTTCCTTACGGCTCATCAGTTGACAACAACTTTGAGCGTTTCACAATTCCAAATCTAGCAGCAGGATCTACAGGAATGGCAACCATTACTAACCGCCTATCCTCTGGTGCAACCGCTTCAGTTATTATTGAATTTGTGAATAGACATGTTTAATAAATAAAAAACAAAGGGAAATCAAATGAAACTATTCTGCGATATTAACGAAGAAATTCAAGTTCTAACCGAAGAAAACGAACCAGGTAAGAAGAACTACTTTATTGAAGGTATCTTCTTGATGTGCGATCAAAAGAATCGCAATGGTCGTGTTTACACCTTTGAAATGATGAACAAAAAGGTTAACGAATACAACAATTCTTTCGTCAAGCAAAAGCGTGCTTTTGGTGAATTGGGACATCCTGAAGGCCCAACCATCAATTTAGAGCGCGTTTCTCACATGATTACAGACCTGTACTCCGACAAGAAGAATTTCATTGGTCGGGCTAAAATCATGGATACTCCATACGGCAAAATTGTAAAAAACCTCATTGATGAGGGAGCCAAGTTGGGTGTTTCTAGCCGTGGCATGGGTTCGTTGGAAGAGCGAAACGGCGTAAATGTCGTAAAGGATGACTTCCAACTAGCCACCGCAGCAGATATTGTAGCCGATCCATCCGCCCCTGAAGCCTTTGTTCGTGGCATCATGGAAGGCAAGGAATGGATTTGGGAAAGCGGTCGTTTGGTGGAAAAAGATGTTGAGGAAATCAAGCGAAGTATTAAATCTGCATCATCTAGAAAACTAGAAGAAGCCAAAATTCAAGCCTTTCAAAAGTTTTTACGAAATCTTTAAGAACACTAAATATCATTTGACACCTTCATAAATTCACAAGGAGCGAGTTCATGGACTCATTTAAGAACGAAGAAGTAGAAGAAATCCTCGAAGAGGAAATTACCGAAGAAACCCCAACAGAAGAAGTAGTCGTTACTGACGACGAAACTATTGAGGAAGACGCAGCAGCCACTCAAAAGGCAACTGTTGCCTCAAAGCAACCTGCTGGCGAGAAGTCAAAACTTTCTGCTGCTCCAAAGAGTAGTGGCTCTTCCAAGTATGCTGGGCTATACAAGGATGGCACAGGCAAGGGCGTAGAAGTTCCTGAGCCTGTTGCTACCGATTCATCGGCTTCTGCTGACAAGCAAATGAAGTTGGTGGATGCCAAGCGTTCTGGTAAGACTGAAGGTGTTCAGGTTCATATGGACGCTATGTTCAATGGCGAAGAACTCTCGGAAGACTTCAAGACCAAGGCTTCTACAATCTTTGAAACCGCTCTCAACGAGCGCGTTGAAGTCATTGAGAGTGAAATCAAGGCTGAATACGAGAACCGTCTTGTTGAGCAAACCGAAACGCTCAAGACTGAACTCACTCAGCAACTTGATTCGTACCTTTCATATGTTGTTGAAGAGTGGATGGAAGAAAACAAACTCGCTGTTGAGAAGGGTCTACGCACTGAAATCGCTGAAGAATTTATTGAAGGTCTTCGCGGTCTCTTCTTGCAGCACAACATTGAAGTACCACAAGGCAAGACTGATCTGCTAGATGAAATGGCAGAGAAGGTTGAAGCCCTAACTGCCTCCTTGAACGAAGAGATCAACAAAGGTCTAGAACTCAAGAACAAGATTTCCGATCTAGAAAGACAGAAACTTGTTTCAAGCATGAGTGAAGGACTTGTTGATACCGACAAGGAGCGTTTCTTGAAATTGGCGGAAGGCGTTGGTTTTGAAAACAACAACGAATTCCGTTCAAAGTTGGAAGTCATCCGTGAGTCATACTTCGGTGATTCGGGCAAGTCTTTCTTGTCTGAGGAAGTCGAAGACGACATGACGGTTGCTGAAAATGCCCCTGCGAACGAACAAGAAAACTTGTCGGAATCAATGGAAGCATATTCGCATATGTTGTCTCGCCTAAGCCGTAATAAGCCTCAAAGCAAGAAGAACTAAAGTTTACCTTTTTATAAATATCACTAACCTTTAAAACTACCACAGGAGTATAAACCAATGGAACTCACTATTTCAGAAGCACTACAGAGCAAGTGGAAGCCTGTGCTTGAGCACTCGGAACTTCCAGAAATCTCTGATCCTTATCGTAAGGCAGTAACCACGATTCTTCTAGAGAATCAGCAACAGTACCTCCGTGAGGACGGCGCAGCAAATATCTCCGCCAACCTTGACGGTGCAGGCACAAGCAATGTCGCTCGTTGGGATCCAATCTTGATCTCACTCGTTCGTCGCGCTATGCCAAACCTAATCGCATACGATGTATGCGGCGTTCAGCCAATGAGTGGCCCAACCGGTCTTATCTTTGCTCTACGCAGTCGTTACAACAATCAGTTCGGCGATGAAGCACTCTTCCAAGAAGCCAACACTCGCTTCTCAGGTAGTGCTGCAACAGGTCTATCTGGTGCTACCTACACCTCAAACGGTGGTCTAATCAGTTCAGGCGGCGTAACTTCTGCTGAAACCGATCCATTCAAGTTTGGTCTTCTAGCAGGTGGTACTGCTGGTGACTTTGGTACTGTCTCGGATCCATTCATCGGAACCGCAATGGGAACCAATGTTGGCGAAGCACTTGGTTATCCAAACGGCTCACAAGCCTCAGGCAACCAGTTTGCACAAATGGCATTCTCAATTGAGAAGACCACTGTGACTGCTCAGACCCGTGCGTTGAAGGCAGAGTACACAATGGAATTGGCACAAGACTTGAAGGCAATTCACGGTCTTGACGCTGAAACCGAACTCGCCAACATTTTGTCAAGTGAAATTCTTGCCGAAATCAACCGCGAAGTCGTTCGTCGCATCTATGTGTCAGCCAAGTTGGGTGCTCGCAGTGGTCTAACTCAGACCACTGGCGTGTTTGACTTGAATGTTGACTCAAACGGTCGTTGGTCAGTTGAGAAGTTCAAGGGCTTGCTCTTCCAAATTGAGCGCGAAGCCAATGCAATCGCCAAGGAAACCCGTCGTGGTAAGGGTAACTTCGTCCTCTGCTCGGCAGATGTGGCAAGTGCTCTAAGCATGGCAGGCGTTCTTGACTACGCTCCTGCTCTCTCAACCAACCTCAATGTGGATGACACAGGAAACACCTTCGCTGGTGTTCTCAACGGTCGTCTTCGTGTGTACATTGATCCTTACGCTTCACAGACAGCAACCTCAGAGTTCTTCTGCGTAGGCTATAAGGGTTCAAGCCCATACGATGCTGGTCTCTTCTACTGCCCATATGTACCTCTTCAGATGGTTCGTGCAGTTGGCGAGAACTCGTTCCAGCCAAAGATTGGTTTCAAGACTCGTTACGGTATCATCCATAACCCATTCGTCTTGAACTCAAGCGGCAATGTCACCAGTACATTGGACGACACAGTTCGTCGCAACATGTACTACCGCATTGTTAAGGTAACAAACCTCTTCTGATTCTTAATTCAGAAGTCTCTCTACTCGGACAGCCCCCTCGAAAGAGGGGGTTGTTCTTTTTAATACACTTTTGAGTTTTCCTAAAT